TGTAACTTATTCTAATATTATTACTTTCCAATTGTCATTTTACTGCACCTGGCAAGGCTTCAAACCTGAAATCATCTTTAGTTAGCCGGTCAATTCCAATCATTAAACTCGCTGGTATGCTCACATACCCTAATCTTGAATAACTTCAGATTACTAGTTTCGCTTGATAAGCTATAGCTTGGGAATCTCCCTGATATTTTCGATATCTTTCAGGTTTTATCAGTTTACCTACTCAATCATCTTTTACAATTGGCCTTCCGTTTAATCACTTCATTCCAATAAAGTGACAAGCATCAACATGATTTATTCCGCCTAAAGTTTTCTCAGGTTTTATGATGTAACCATGTGACTTTGCGTCTCGACTCACTAGTCGTAGGTTTGGTTTCCTATCGGTCATGATGATACTATCATCTCCCATAACGTAGATATCATCAATTCTCAGATTAATACCTTGATTCTGTAGTATTGTTGATTGTATCGCAATATTGACAAGACTGTCGATGATGTTGGTGAAATAACTTCCACTAGGCACACCACCTTTCTTACCAATAACGACTTGAGCTCCAAGAACAGGATCTGGCATAATGATCTTAGTATTAATGAAATAATCTTCGATCAACTTACAATCATCGTCAACGGTCTCAAATAGCTCTCAGATCAAGCTAAACGCCTTCTTGATATCAGCAGCTTTAACTGAAGCGTCAAACTGACTGTAATCAATAGATGTTCAATACTTTTTCCTCGTTCTCTTCAACCTATCGGCAATAACATTAAGTTTAGATCCCAATATTATACTCTTGGTATCCATACCTAATATAGTATCTATCAGTGGTCTAGCATATTGTGCTTCAATTAGCGTCATGCTAGCCGGATAACCAAAAACTAATCTAGTTTTGTTCTTTTGTGTTCTAGCAATAACTACACATGGTTCGGCTTCACTTCAGTCCTTTCTTAACTGAATCGCCTTAGCTCTGTCTAAAATCAGCTCAGGATCATCTTTCTTTTTAGATCCGAATTTAGTAGCTCC